ATAAAATCAACCTACAGCCCCGAAAGCTCCAAACGCAGCAACAAAGCAAAAACCGAAACCACACCCTTCTTCGCCCCGCAAAGCGAATTAGCTAAAAATGCGGTGAAAAGGGCGGTAGCGAAATAGTCGATGGCCGATAGTCGATAGACCATAGATAAAAAATTACAATTACCAAACCATGGACCATCGACTATGGTCTATGGACTCTAAAACAAAAACATGGCTCAATTTACATTCACCAACAACACCTATGCCGGCGAAGCGCTGGCCGGGTTCATGGCAAGCACGCTGCTGGAAGCCGATTCAGTAAAGCGTGGACTGCTCACCGTTATTAACGACGTTAAAGCGCGCAAGATTATCCTTGATGTGGACGACGATGTGGTACTGCAAGATCCATCCGGCATTTTCCACGACCAGGGCACCACCACACTGCAAACCGAAAGCTACCTTGACCCTGTAGTTTACGAATTTATGAAGCAGGAACAATGGGACAAACTGGCCCAAAGCTGGGAAGCACAATCCCTTAAACCCGGAGCCTTTATGGATTACGAAGGCATTGTAGACCTTTCCGACTTTATGGTGCAACGCTATTTAACCAAAATTCAGGTAGCAAACGAGCGCCTGTACTGGTTAGGCAAAGGATCAACCAAAGAAGCCACTTTTAGCGCCCCATTTGCGGGTTTATTGCCAACAATTGCGGCAGCATCGGGCGTATACAAAGTAGGCCTGGGTAAACCAACAACATCTATGAGTGCTACAGCCATCAGCGCTTTAGGCGTGGTTACCGTAGCCGATACATCAACCTTAGCCGATGGCGATGTGGTAACCGTTACCCAGGTTACCGGTACCAGCAAGGATACCACCAACGGTGCGCCGGGTATCGATTTAACCGGCCAGTCGTACTTTATCCAGGTATTAACGTCAACCACGTTTAGGCTGGTGCGCAACTACAACGAGGTTAACAGCCGCAAACCGGCAACATTCCTGAATACCTCATCTGCGGCAACCATCAGCTACATTAACGTGAGCAATGTATTGCAGGTATTAGGTAGCGTTTACGCCCAGCTTGATCCTGCCGACCGGATCCAGGAAGATTTTAACCTGCAGATTCCTTTACACGTAGGTTATGCCTATGCGCAGGCACAGGCCAACAAAGCGCTGAACGTTATCAACGCCTTTACGGATATGAAGAAAATGGATTACCTGGGTATTCCGTTGCAGATCATGAACCACTGGCAGGCTAATACTATACTGGGTGCCCGTTCATCAAACCTGTTTTTAGGGGTCGATTTACTGGGCGATGCTTCCGAACTTTCAACCGTTTACATGAAGCCCTACACCAACGATAACGTAGTACGCATGAAAGCCCGCATGAAAGCAGCCGTAAACTTCAAGTTTGCCAACGAGCTGTTTTACCTGAGCGCGTAGCGCTTCAATTATTGAGTTATTGAATTATTGATTTATTGAATTGAAAAACAATGCTAAATCAATAATTCAACTACTCAACATTAACTAATTCAATAATTCAGTCATTCAATAATTCAATAATTAATCAATGTCAATTTACAATAAAATAAACGCGGGCTTTAAACTGGGTACAGATGAGCCTGTAACATCGGGGATAGAGGACGTTATTTACATTTTTAACCAGGACGATATCACCCTTACTTACGATGTTACCAATCCCTTAATCATTACTGGCCTGGCAGCGGTAGGCAGCGCCAAAATTTACAAGTTTGAGGGTACCAACAATAGCTTCAACACCATGAGCAAGCTCACCAAAACGCAGGTGGGACCACGCTACACCGAAGAGATAGATTTTAATATCGCCGGCCTATCGGTTGATATTAAAGGCCAACTGATGGCAATGGGCTACGGCCGGTTACGCGCCATAGCGGTTAACAACTACAAATCGAGCGACTCGGCAATCGAACTTTTTGGTGCCGTGAACGGATTGATCCTGACCGATGCCGAACGTAACGCAGCCGATGAAACCCTGGATGGTGGCTACAAACTAAAATTAACCAATCCCGATAAGTTAAAAGAGCCCTACCCTCCCCGCGCCATCTCCATCGCGCCCGAATCAGGTTCGGCCACTTACACCAGCACTATTGCAGCAATCGAGGCGCTGTTGGCTATTTAATTATTGAATTATTGATTGACTGAATTATTGAGTTATTAGATTACCGTTGAGCGTTAAATTAATACTTCAATCAAAACCTGCCTTATCAATCAGTAATTCAGTCAATCAATAATTCAAAATTAATCTCCCTCCTTATCAATCAATAATTCAATAACTCAATAATTCAATAATTAATCCATGAAAACCTACTTACCGCAAATTGAGCGAAGAATATTGGTAAGGCCCAACCAAACCTACGGGATATTAAATTACGACCTGGATAACGCCTATCCCCAACGGATGCTGGAATTGGTTGCCGGATCGCCAACGGCTAAAGATTGCTGGAACAAAAGGGCCAAATTTATAGGCGGCAACGGATTTGAAGCAGCCGGTTTAGGCAAACAGATCGTTAACGCCAAAGGCCTTACGTTAGCCAAACTTTTGAAAGCGCTGGCAACAGATAAGGCCCTTTTTACCGGCTTCGGCATCCATGTAAATTACAATGCCAATTTTAAAATAGCCTCGGTTAATTACATCAAGTTCGAAGATATCCGCATGGGCGATACCGATTGCCCCGAAACTGCCAATAAGTTTGCCATTTATAACGATTGGGGCCGCAAAACCTGGAAAAACATCATGCGCAGCAAGGTTATATTTTTAGATAAGTATGACCCCGACCCGGCGGTTGTGCAGCAACAGGTTGACGATGCCGGCGGGTGGGACAAATACAAAGGGCAGTTGCTTTATTTTAACCCCGAAATTGATGATTATCCCCTGATAGAAGCAGATTCTGTTTGGGAGGATTTTGAAACCGAAGCCGGCATCAAGATTTTTAACAACCGCGAGGTTACCACAGGCTTTTTACCATCAACCATGCTGTTCATGAAATCGCGCCGCGAAGAGGCCGATAACAGCAGGCCTGATGCAGATGAATTTGCAGGAATAAATACCCCATCGCAGCTGGAACAGGATTTAGGTGCTTTCCAGGGAACAAAAAGTGCGCAAAAAATTATTGTTATTGAATATGAGGATGAAAACTCAAAACCGGAGTTTAAGGCCTATCCTATCCAGAATAACGATAAGCTTTTTGAAACAACCGAACGATCTGTTGAAGCACGAATCATCAAAGGGTTTTCGGTCCCCAAAGAACTGGTTAATCCCGACAAATCATCCGGCTTAAGCAACGGCGGCGAAAAGAAACAGGCCATCATCGAATTTAACGATAATACCGCCCCCGACAGGCTGGAGCTTGCTGAAACCCTTGCCGAAGTATTCAGTCATTTTTATACCAATATCAATCCGGCCGGTAATTGGGCCATTATACCAGTGCCCGCTATAGCTGCCGACGATAGCCCTGGGATTAAAGCGGGTAATGCTATCAACGATCTGCTTGCATCTGCCATCCCGTTGCAAAATAAAATAGCTACCCTGGTTTATGCCTATGGCTTTAAACAGGCCGAGGCGGAGGCGATGTGTAAATAGCAGTCAGCCCCTCCTAAATCCTCCCCGAGGAAGGACCATATGTGTTCGGAAGACTTTTTAGTCCCTCCCCACGGGAGGGGTGCGGTCGGAAATGAGCGCAAAGGCAGGGAGGGGTTTACACGAGCGGAGAGTTGCAAAGTGGCTTGAACGCCTGATTTAACCCCTACCTCCTCCTTCCCCAAGGAAGGAATCGCACACCCCGCCGCTTTTTTTATTTCTCCCGGACACCCGTGAAGGGAGGAGTTAAAAACAACTATTAATCCATCGGCCAAAAGTCTCCCCTAACGGGGGAGATTTAGAGGGCGGTTACAATTAACTTATCCATTAACATAATCAAAAAGTCTCCCCCTTCAGGGGGAGATTTAGAGGGGGCTACTATGATCTATCTCATCAATCAAACCACATTTCAGCAATACGAGGATATTACTGTAAATATAAAACCCGAACGCCTGAAGGTATTCGTCAAAAAAGCGCAGGAACTGGATTTGAAACCCTTTTTGGGCCATGCCTTGTACTATGATTTTTTAAGCCACTTTAATGAAGATGGCACCCTGCAGGATGATGCCCCGCAACCCTACAAAGACCTGTTGAACGGCACCGAGTACCTTGACGATTACGGCCATATTGTATTGTACGAAGGCCTGGCCCCTACTATGGTTTACTTCACCTTTGCCCGTTTTATTGAAAATGATGCGGTGCACTATACAGCCACCGGCCCATTAATTAAAAGGCATGAAAATGGCGATGCCCTTTCATCGCCCGAAGTGGTAAAATTGGTGCAGCAGCAACGCAGCATTGCCAACGCTTACGCCAACGACATTGAAAAGTTTTTGTGGGACAACAAGGCCGACTTCCCGCTATGGCGATATAATGCCAAAAACAAAACCAGCAGGCAGGCAGGCCCCCGGATAAGGGGTGTGGATAAAAATGACTTTAACTACCCTGGCAGCTACAACAATTACAATTTAACCATTACCGAATTTTTAAACTGATGGCAACCGACAAAAAAATAACCGCCCTGCCGGCAGCATCCGCCATCGCCGCGTCCGACAGCTCCATCCTGGTAAAAAACGGCACCGATTACCAGTTTGCATTCAGCACCCTGCTGGAGTTTATCGGCGCCGGGTTAACCGTAGGCGCGGCCATCTCCTTCGGCACTACCCTGCCTGCCAATATATCGGGCAAAAATGGCGACGTTTTTATTAACACTGCCGCGGGTACCATGGCACAAAAAATAGCAGGCACCTGGGCAGTGGTTTACACCTTCCCCACCGGAAATGCAGCCGACGGTACTGTTTTGTACGGCACCAGCATCCCGGCAACCGCCACCGGCAAAAATGGCGATACCTATATAAACACGCTCACAGGCATCTTCTACAAAAAATCGGCAGGCGCCTGGGCGCAGGTATTTTCCATGCAAACGGGCCCTGCCGGGGTTGCCGGTCCGCAAGGCGCTACCGGCCCCGCCGGTGCCAATGGCAAAACTATTTTAAGCGGCATCACCAACCCATCCAATTTGTATACCGGCACCGATGGCGATTATTATGTTAACACCGCAACCTACACCTTTTTCGGCCCAAAGACAGCCGGTGTTTGGCCGGCCGGATTTTCGCTGGATAACACAGATGCCGAAGCCATAGCTAACGAGGCTGAGTTGAGAAGTGCGGCGGACGAGGAATTGCAGGGGCAGATAGATGCGCTGGCAGGCAGCTTTGATATGCGGGCATTTATATCAACTGCCCCGGTTTGTGCAGATGAGGCGGCCGCAACAACAGCAGGATTGACGGCTTATACATTGTACAAAACCGGCACAGGCGAACTACGCTATAAACTGCCTGCAGAAGGTGAAGGATTTACTTACACATTACCCCTAATACTAAGCTAAAGACATGGCAAACAACACAGTTGCAACCAAAAACACCGGCGATACCTTAACCGCCGCCGAAATTAACGATATTGCCTCAAAGGCGAACACTAAACAGGAACCTTTAGGCTTTACCCCCGAAAACGTCGCCAACAAAGGTATAGCCAATGGCTATGCAGGATTAGACGGCACGGGGAAGGTTCCTTTAACGCAATTACCAGCCACAGGCGGCGATGTACCCGACGGTGGAACAACAGGGCAGGTACTAACCAAAGCCAGCAACACAGATCAAGACACCACCTGGGTAACACCATCTGGCGGCGGTAGCGGCTCATTACCCGTTAGTATTGCAGATACTAATAGTATTCCTTTTAATAATATGCTTACCGTGGTTGGCGATCATACCATGAGCGGAGCATTGGTTATAACACCAAATACTGTTGGTGCGGTTGCGGGGTGTGGGGCGGTGCAGAGGATAATCGCAAATGGAATAAATACGCCAGATATCTCGGCATTTAAAAAGTTATCAACATCGTATGAGTTTGACCCGACTATAGGTGTGGTGAATATTTTTATGTATTTTTTTGACGGCATTTCTTACAATGTCGGTATTACCCAAAATGGTGAAGCAATTGAACCTCCAGGTCCGGTATATGGAGGCGAAGTTGATGCCTGGGAGGCGAGACTAAACGCTGCGGGTTACATATTGCCGTCCGACAGAAAGACGGCTTATCAGAACTTTATAAGCACTTTGCAAACAGATGGATTATACGATTTAATTGAGGAGATGTACATGTTTGAAGGTGGGTTAGCTGCTACAAGTAGGCTGGGCTTTAAAGCTGCTCACGATGGTGTTTTGCACGGAGGGTTAACCCATTTATCTACAGGGATGAAAGGTGACGGCGTTACGGGATATATGGATTTGGGATTTTCTCCCGATTCGTTCACTAATGGTGCAGATGTACACTTGGCTTGTTTACTTCGCGACCCCACAAGCGTGGGGGATGATGTGTTGGGTGTTCGAACGCCGCATGAATTATTTTTAAGTCCACGATATGGCTTTCAAAGCTACTTTAGTATGAACGGGCTAACAAACGCAAATCCGTCAACAGCGATATTGCCTGATCCGAGCGGTCGTTATATTATGTTCAGGATTGGCGGCCATTGGGGAATGTTTAGGAATGGTGCTAACCTGATAATAGTTAATCCTAATATATCTTCAACTGCTTACTCTCAAACAGATCCGTTATCAATTTTGGCTAGTTATGACGGTGGGAGTTATGACTCCTATAGTAGCCAGGAAATAGGCTTCGCATCGGTAGGTAAAGGATTTACAGATGAACAGGCGGTTGCTTTTGACGCTGCATTGAGTACTTTATTTACAAATTTAGGACGTTAATCATGAGCATTTTAAAACATTTGTTGACACTTGGTCTGCCTGCAAAGTTGAGGTATAAGTTTAAACCGTTGACCGGTTTACCTAAGTTACTCCCTTCTGATGTCGATGGTAATACACACGGAGTATTAGAATCATCTGTTATAGTTGAAGATGATGGTGGTGTAAAAATATATTTCACCAAAGGTATGGGCGATACCTCGAATGTTATATGTATGGCTACTGCTACTAGTTTGGACGCCGATTGGACTGTAAACCCAACGCCTATTATAGGTTTGGGCGCCGGTGGCGCGCCGTCTGATAGGCAAGCACACAGTTCGCATGTTTTTAAAGCCAACGGATTTTATTACTGCACGGCTACAAATGGATATGGTTTTGGTTCACCCGGCGAAGATCGGTGCTTATACTTATACAGGTCTGTTGATGGAATTACGTTTACCGACATGGGTAAACTTATTGATAAATCTGCAATTCCAGGTAGTTCTGGTTTTGGCAATAGTTGTGTAGAGCCGATTTTGGTTAATGGTAAATATGAAATGTTACTGGAAGGTAACGGGGGTGGTGTGTGGAATGTCCATCGTTTCAATTCGGATAATATTGAAAGTGGGTGGACGCATGTTAATGCACTTTCGGGATTACAAGTAGTTGCAGGCGCGATGTATGGCGGTACTGATTTATTTTACAAAAACGGACTGTGGTATATTTTTTATCATTATGGAGCTGCGGAGGGTAATTTACCTACTTTATTGGGGTTTGCAACCAGTACCGATCTCGTATCTATTACAAAAAAAGAAACTCCGCTATTTGGAATTGAGGCTAAACCGTACGGCGATGCTACTGATCAGATTGCAGATCCATTTATAATTGAGAATAATGGCAAAGTGTTTTTGCTTGCTGAGTATGTTACTAACTCTCCTGTTGTCAAATCAGAGATTTGGATTTGGGAATTTAACGGTACGTTGAATCAATTGTTCGCTAATATTTAAAATTAAGAAATATAACGCTGCGTTTTTCTATTCGTATTTGGCCGGTTTAAAGCATGTTTAAAGGCGCTCTTTAATTAACTTCCTTCCAACTTTTTGCATAGGTAGTTCAATTGTATAATAAAGTATTGTTGACATTCCAATGCTTAATATAAGCACCCAAAAATAGTTTAAGAGAAAGTTGGCAAGTGCCAGCGGCTCATTTTTCGAAGGTAAAAGATTAACGATTTTAAATTTGTTGATAAAATAGATCACCGCCCAATGTGATAGGTACAAAGTATAGCTAATAGTCCCGATGTAATTAAAAGCCCTATTAAATAATAAACGAGGCTGTTTATCATGCAAAGCCATAACGAATACTAAAAAGGCTAAACCAAAGTAAAATATTTGTGGCAATAATTGCGCTTGCGGGATTGAAAGCCCAATAATCAAAACAATGAAACATAGAAATAGCTGTTTTGATGAAATTTTAATCTTTCCTTTGTCATTGATAAGGTAAAATAACACTATGCCCAAAGCGAACACTGGCAACTGATTGGGGAGGTATAAAAACAAATACTCATTCCATAATCTATAATCGCTTATCATGCAATAGCGGCTAAACAAGAAGAGCAATGCAAATCTTATTGCCAAAGTAATGAGTGTAAAATTTATTGCCTGTTGCATGCTTTTAATCCGCATAAACAAGAATGGCAACAGGCAATAAAATGCCACCTCAATAGTTACAGACCAACCACCCGGCACAATGCTGGTAATCCAATAAGGGTTAAAACCATTAATAAAAGTAAAGTTAGATAGAATGTTAGCAGTTGAAATGTGCTGTGCATCACCCAGCCAATAACGCGGGCCAAAACCATCTTGCCATAAATAATAAACTATAGCAACATAATACAATGGTGCTATCCTGAAAAAACGCCTAACAAAGTAATGTCCTAAATTAACACCACGTTGGCTAAACGATAAGAACAAAGTAAATGCACTGAGCATGTAGAACAATTGCACACCTCGTGCCCCATTGTCCATTATTGATAATATATATGGATGAAGGTGTTCTGTGCCTGTCGATTGCTGTTTCACATGTACGACTATAACAGATAATATAGCTATCGCTCTTAAAATAGTGATATAGTCCAGTTTTTTCATATTCAATCGTAAATATCAAATTTTAAGTTCAAAGTATTAAGAGTTGAGTTTTATTTTTAGCAAGCGCTTAAATAACCTCATTCCCCTCATAGCCTATTCTAAAACTAAGGCTGTTTAAACTACCCCAATCATGAAAAAGAAATATTCGTTCTGGGAGCGTATCTCCGGTGATACGCCCTCATTTTTTAAAAAAGTTCAAA